CGTGTTGGGCAACTCGGTGGTGTTGAGTTGAACCAGATGTCTGGCTTGATGGCCGATCTGTCTGCGAACTACGGGGCCTTGGGCTACAAGGGCCAGCGTGGCGCCGTCGCGGCGGCCGTTGATTTGCAAATCGCCAACAAGGGGGCAGGTAGCGCCGAGGGCGCCCGGACCATCCTGGATAACTTCTACGGGAAGATTTTCTCCGTCGATACCGCGAAAGACTTTTCCAAGATTCAGGGGGCTGACGGAAAAGGCATCGACCTTAACCAGCGCATGGCCGCTCGGATGGCCAAAGGCATGGATGGTGTTGAAGCCTTCATCGATATTGCTGACAGCGTCCTGGCCAAGTCAGGCGGCGATAAACAAATCCAGAAGATCCTTGCCAACGCCGATTTGAAAGACCCGGGCAAATATGCGGAAGCAACCGCAGCCGTTAAAGCGGTTTATGAGCGTGCGGGCATCGGGTCTTTCTTGCAAGACAAAGAAGCCATGCGTGGCTTCATGCAGTTGCGCAAGGGCATGACAACGCGCAAGGACATGATCGACACGGCCATGGGTGATACCGGCCAGACGATGGATACCTTGTCTGAGGTGATTCAAGACTCGCCTGAAGTCAAACGCCAGAAGTTGTTGGCTGAATCCGCCATCGCCGTTGACGGCGCGTTTCGTTCATTGTCGCCAGCCATTGAGGGACTGATGGAGGCAACCACCGGCCTGGCCAAGGAGTACCCGGCGATGGCGTCAGCAGTGGCGGCTCTCAGCGGGGCCGCGATGGTTGCCGCTGCAGGGCTTGGCGCTGTTGGCTTGGCCGGTTTGCTGACAGGTGGGGCCGGTGCGTCTGGTGCCGCTGGCAAGTTGCTGCCGGGGTTGTTCGGGGCAGGCGCTGCTGGAGCTGCAGGAGCAATGGGCAAGATGGGGCCGCCACTGCCTGGCGCGATGAAGGGGGTGCGCTTCCTGGAAGGCAACATGGGCAAGGTGCTCCCAGGCCTTGGCTTTCTGATGGATGCGGGCGGCGCGCTCACTGATGATCACTTGACGGCAGAGGGCAAGACGCGTGGCGTTGCCAGGGCTGGTGTGGGTGGTGCTGCTGGGTGGGCAGGCGCTTCTGCTGGTGCTGCCCTGGGGACGATGCTCATGCCGGGCTTTGGCACATTGGCTGGCGGCGTGGTGGGTGGTGCCCTTGGCTACTTTGGGGGCGGATCGGCTTTTGATGGGATCTGGAAGCCCAACGCCGAGCGCGACTATGTGCGCCTGACTGATCCGAAGGGACAGCCGTTGGATGGCGCTGCCGCCGCCGCAGGACAAGCCACCACTGTGCAGCTCGGCGAGGGCCGCATGACCGTTGACGTGCGCGTGACAGACGAACGAGTGCTGGCCAACCCCTACGTGACCCAGCAACCATCGCTGGTGAAGATCAACCCAGGGGCAACGAACCCCGGAGGCATGCGATGACCACCCCCACCTGGATTGACCAGCTGCAGCCCGCATCCTTCAAAGGTGTGCGCTTCCATGTGGACTCGGTCGAGTGGACAGCGGGCGACAACGTGGTGGTGCGTGAGTACCCCTTCCAAGACCGCCCCACTGTGTTCCGCATGGGCAAGGCCGCGCAGACGCTCAAGTTCAGCGCATATGTGATCGGTGACGACTACATCGCGCAGCGTGATGAGCTGGCTCAGGCCTTGACGGGTGATGGCGACCTGGTGCACCCCACAGCAGGCACCATGCGCGCCTTTGTGGCTGAGAAGTTCCGGGTGAGCGAGGCGCCCACCTCAGAAGGCGGGATTGCCCGGTTCGACCTCAGCTTTGTGCTGGCTGAGCCGCGCCGCTACCCCGTGGCTGTGGCCAACACGGGCGGTGAGGCGGTGGTGGCCGCCCAGCAGGCCAAGGAAGCAGCGGTGGATGAGTTCGCCTCCAAGTTCAGCCTGGCCAACGCGCCTGGCTGGGTGGCCGAGAACGTGGTGGACCGCATCAACACCACCATGGCCTCTGTCATGGGGCCGATCCAAGAGGCAGCCAGCCAGATCAATGAGTTCAGCAACCAGGTGGTGAGCAGCTACCAGGCGCTGCAGTCCTCGGTCAACAGCCTGGTGGCCGCGCCCAAGGCACTGGCCGGAGCCATTGCTGGGCTGTTCAGCCTGCCTGGAGATTTGTCAGCGGCGACTGCCAGGCTGTTTTCTGGAGCGTTTGAAGGCGTTTTCGACATGCCTTCAATCTTCGGCCAATCCAAGGTCAAGCTCCCTGTGGGCGCTGGTGCGGTCATGTCTGGTTATGGCTCAGCGGCAGACCTGAGTGTTGACACGGCGGCGCAGGCCCTGGTGGCGCAGAACAATGCGGCGCTTGACTCGCTGATCCAGTCTCTGGCGCTGGCCAGCCTGGTCGAGGCTCAGGCGGCGCTTGGCGATGCGGCGCCCGATGCTGTTGACACGACAGAAACCAGCCGTCTGCGTGCGCTGCTGTACAGCCGTACCACTGGCATGCTGATGGCGGCATCGAGCAAGCCAGGGGCCAGCGGCGCCACCAGCACGGCCTGGCATGACGCGATGCTGGCGATGCTGACCGCCTCGCTGGCGGAAATGCGCTCGCGGGCCGGTGGCGGCAGCCGCATTGACACCTACACCCCCAATGGTTGGGAGCCAGTCTGGCAGATCAGCTACCGGCTCTATGGCACGGCGGATTTTGCTGAAGAGATCCTGGCCATGAACCCTCACATCACCAACCCTTTGTTGGTTCCGCCTGGTCGGGCCTTGACGGTGGTGCGCCATGGATAAGTTCCAAGGGCAGCCGTACACCCGTGATGTGGCGCAGGTGTTTGTGCGCGTGGGTGGGCCTGGTGGGCAGATGTTCCAGGGCTGGACGCAAAGCGAGGTTGAGCGCAGTCTGGAGACCATCGCGGGCACCTTTTCCGTGCCCATCACCTTGGTGCCGGGCCACCCGCCTGCGATCAAGCGGCAGGATCAGGTCGAGGTGCTGATCAACAAGACGGTGGTCATCTCGGGCTTTGTGTTGAGCGCTGAGCCGTTCTACCGGCGTGACGATTGCGGCATGCGCATCATTGGCCGCGACCGCACGGGCGACCTGGTGCGGTGCACGGCCATCCACAAGGGTGGCCAGTGGCGCAAGGTCAAGATCGACCGCATCGTGCGCGACCTGGTTGCCCCGTTCGGAATCGACGTGGTGGTGCAGGCCGACATTGGTGGGCCCATCACCGAGTTCAAGCTGAGCCACGGTGAGCCGGTGCTCGATGCGCTGTCCAGGGTGGCCCGCCTGCGGGGCGTGCTGGTGACCCGAGACGATCAGGGCCGCTTGCTGTTGACCCGAGCTGGCCAGCAGCGCTTTGAGGGTGTGATCGCCCGTGGCATGAACGTGATCAGCATGGACGGCATCGGCACGGATGAGCAGCGGCATTCTGAATACGTGGCCTACGGGCAGCACTCTGCTGAAGGCATGGACTTTGAGTCGTCGCGCAGCCAAACGGCCAAGGCCTTTGATGCTGAGATCAAGCGTTACCTGCCCTTGGTGGTCAATGCGGATGGCAGCCACCTGGCTGGCGATTTGAAGGCACTGGTGGAGCACACGGCGCGGGTGCGGCGTGGCCACGCCTATGGGTTCAAGTACGTGGTGGAGGGCTGGACCTTCAACGGCAAGCCGTGGCCGCTCAATGCCCGGGTTCGGGTGTATGACGACATTGCTGGCCTGCATGGCGACGAATGGCTGATCTGCTCGGTGCGCCAGACCTGTGATTTGCGTGAAGGCGATGTGACTGAGCTGGTGGTGCGGCCCATTGAGGCCTACGACACCATCGCGCTGAAGTCGAAGGTGAGGCGCGACGACCGAGGCAACCGCAATGCGCGTGACAAAGCCAAGCTGGAAAAGGTGGTGCGCTGATGTGGGCTGCTGTTGAGAACTTGCTGCGCCGCGTGCGCGTTCGTGGCCTGGCCGAGGGCTCGGTGCAGCGTGCCCGGGTGGAGGGCCTGCCCAATGAATCGCGGGACGCAGTTGAGCGGTGGCAGGACTATGGCTTCGCGGGCAACCCGCTGGATGGCCAGGGCCTGCGCCTGGAGGTGGGTGGCCACACGGTGGTGATCAAGCTGGACCGGCTCGCATCACGGCCTCGGCTCGCGGCCTATGAGGTGTGCGTGTGGCACGAAGAGGGGCACAAGATCACGCTGAAGTCGGGCGGAAAGATCGTGATGGACTGCACTGAGCTGGTGGTCAACGCCAGCACCTCGGTGACGCTGAACACGCCCACGATCACGGGCACAGGCAATGCCACGGTGGCGGGCACCCTGACCGGCACCACAGATGTGGTCTTCGCGGGCAAGTCTGGCAAGAACCATGTGCACTCGGGTGTGCAGATGGGCGTGCAGCAGTCTGGTGGGCCTGTTTGAAGCTTGGCATGACCTTGCTGGCCAGGGCTTGATGGGCGGGTGGTGAAGCACTTCACCACGACCTGCAGGGGGTATTGCTTGAGACTTCAAGCATGCTCGATATCGCCACCCGCCCATCCCCATCGACCGGACAAGCCGCCATTGGTTTGCCCTTCGATTGGCAGTTGGTGCCGCCCACGCAGGCGGTTGACCACCCATGGCATGCCTGCGCCGTATCGACGGGCGTGCCTGAGCACTATGTTGACGTGCTGGCGGTGTACGCCATCAGCCTGGAAGACACCCTTCACACCGCGATCACGCTGAGCCTGTTCACGGATCGGCGTGCCCGCGATGATGAGGCGTTGCCCTACGGGGCGCTCGACCGTCGCGGTTGGGTGGGTGCTGAGTTCTTGGGTGATGTGACCGACTGGTGGGGCTCGGCCTTTTGGCTGCTGTACGTCAGCAAGAGCGACATCGACATCCTGGAGCGTGCCCGCTTTGCGGCCCAAGAGGCGCTGGCCTGGCTGGTTTCGACCGGCGTGGCCAGTCGGGTGGAGGTGGAGGCGCTGTGGGTGGCTGATGACCGTTTGGCCATTCGCCCGCGCATCTTTCAAGGCAGCCTGGCCAGCCCGGTTTACGACGTGCTCTGGGGCACGACGATCCGTCGAGGGGGTGCGTGATGGTGGCCGCACTGAACGTTCCCATTCCGACCATTGCCGAGGCCACGCAGAACGCAGCCCGGCTGCTTCAGCAGTCGCTGGCGATGGCTCAACAAGCCGCTGGTGTGTCGTCGGCTGGGCTGTCGGCCATGGACATCGAGTTGGCCAGGTCGAACATCAAAGCCCTGGCCTTCGTGCAGGGGCTGGGCGTGCATGGTGCCTATCGCTACTTGCGCGACTTCATCGCACGCCAGGCCGTGCCCATTTGGTCGGCAGGTGAGTTCCTGGACGGCTGGCTGGCCAGCTATGGCATGAGCCGCAAGCAGGCCCAGGCGGCAAGCGGGCCGCTGACGGGCACAGGCATCGCAGGCACGACGTTGGCAGCAGGTACCCTGTTGCAGTCTGCATCTGGGGCAACCTACACCGTGATCGCCGACGCCGTCGTGGCAGTGGGTGGTGCGCTTGCCGCGTCGGTGGTGGCCACGGTGCCAGGCGTGCTTGGCAACCAGGCCCAGGGCGCCACCTTGACGCTGACCAGCCCGGTGGCAGGCATTAACGCCAGCTTCCTGGTGGCCGCAGGCACCTTGAGTGGTGGCACAGATGTTGAGCAGGACACTGAGGCGGCTTACCGCCTGCAGCAGCGCCTGTCGTATGAGCCCATGGGCGGTGCGCCAGGCGACTACGCCCGCTGGGCGCTGGAGGTGCCAGGCATCACCCGTGCATGGGGCCTGCGCAACCCAGCCGGGCCCACCAGCGCGGGCGTGGTCATCATTGCTGACGCCAATGCGCCCTACGGCCTGCCCACGGCTGGCCAGCGGCAACAGGTCATCGACTACATCACTGACCCTGACCGTGGCCCACCGGATGAGCTGTTCGTGATCATCCCCACGGCCACCCCGATCCACATCAACGTGGTCTTGAACCCCAACACGGCGGCGGTTCGAAGTGGCGTCACAGCGGCTTTGAAGGACTTGTTCTTTCGTGAGTCTGCGCCCGGCGGGAAGATCCCGCACAGCCACCTGATCGAGGTCATCAGCGGCGTGACGGGTGAGTACGACCACTCGTTTGTGAGCCCAGCCATCAGCGTGGGCGGTGTGTTCCAGGCCAGTGGCTACAGCGAGTTGCTGGTGCTGGGCAACATCACCTTCTCTTGACACCATGACCGCCGAAGCAACCGACAAATACGCCCAGGCACTGGCTGCGGCCTTGCCGACCGGCTTTGCCTGGCCGCGACAGCCTGATTCGGTACTCATGCGGGTGGTGCGAGGGGTGGCCGGATCGCTGGCCGAGCTGGATGACGGCATTCATGAGGTGGTGCGGCAGTGGCAGCCCGCCACCTCGGTGGCACGCCTTGCGGAGTGGGAAGAGGCCACGGGCCTCCCGGATGCGTGCTTCGGGCTCGACCAGAGCGTGGCCCTTCGTCGAAGCCTGCTGCTGCGCCGCCTGCGTGGGCCTGTCCTGCCTCTGAGCAATTCCAGCCCAGCAGCGCCTGGCGTGTTGGTGAGGATCTGCGCAGACCTGGGCTACGTGGCCACCGTGGCCTACAACCGGCCCGCTCGCGTGGGCGTGGCCCGTGTAGGCCGCAGGTTAGGCGCTCTGGATGGGCGGCTGTACATCACGGTGGAAACCGGGGCCGTGCCCGCTCGCGTCGGCAAGAACCGCGTGGGTGATCGACTGGTTTATCGGGCCAAGACAGGCAGCGAGTTGGAGTGCTACCTCAAGCACGTGGTGCCAGCTCGGTATCTGCCTGCGGTGATTTTTGTTTAAAGGACTGACGGATGGACTACACCCAAAGTGACAGCTTTGACACGCATGCGGGCACGGGCAACCGCATGCACAACCAAGGCAAAGCCACACCGACCGCTATTGGCGACAGGGACTTGAACCAGGTCATTTGGAGCCTGATGGAGGTGGTCAAGCAAGCGGGCCTGGCCGGTGTGCAGTTTGACCCGGCCACCCCTGGGACGTACACCAGGGTGCGTGATGCCATCTTGACGCTGATGCAGCGCCAAACGCCCAGCAGCTCGGCTGCAGGTGGCACTGCTGATGCGATCACTGGCACTTACACGCCTGCAGTGGCTGCCTTGACGAACGGCCTGACGTTGTTTGTCCGGGCCGCTTCAGCCAATGCGACTGCCACACCGACGTTCACGCCGAACAACGGCACCATCGCGACCAAGGCCATCGTCAAGGGCAACGGCCTGGCACTGGCTGCTGGTGACATTGCTGGTGCAGGTCATTGGCTGGAGTTGCAGTACGACCTAACGTTGGATAGGTGGGTGCTGCAGAACCCTGCGACGGGTGTGCTGGGGTTCGCCTCGACAGCAGAGGCGCAGGGCTTGAGCATTGGGAATAAAGCGCTCACCCCGGCCACTTTGTTTTCTGCCTTCCAGGGCTCAAATCAATCAAGAGCTGCAAGCGGCTATCAGAAGCTGCCCGGAGGCTTGATTCTTCAGTGGGGCACAGCCTCATTCAATGGACCAGGATCAGCGGCGGGCAATTTGAGTTCAACCCTGGCAGCGTTCCCAATCGCGTTCCCGACTGGCTGTCTTTCTGTCGCTGGTTGCGGAGGCGATCAAAACGAAGGCTCCGAGTGTGGGCTCAGCGTCCTGACCTGGAATGCAACCAATTTCACTATTGGTGCATTCCGTCTGGCTGGTAGCAACGCAGGCGGTGAGACGGGGAATTATCGATACATGGCAATTGGATATTGAGGGGCCGACATGAAATTCAGTGCAGCGACCGGATGTTTTTATCCAAGTGAGATCGAGTATGGAGATCTTCCAGGCGACCTGGTTGACGTCTCCAGAGAAGAGTTCGAAGCAGCCTCGAATCGCCCTGCCACATCGGTAATTAAGGTGATCCAAGGGCGAATCGTCGTGCAGCCTGGCGCTGTGGCGACTGAGGCAGAGATCCGTGTCAACAAGATCGGCGCAATCAAAGCCGAACGCGACCGCCGTATCCAGTCAGGCGGCTTCAAGGTCGGCGCCAAGTGGTTCCACTCCGACACTTTCAGCCGCACCCAGCAAATGGGCCTGGTCATGTTGGGCGCGAACATCCCCGCCAACACGCCGTGGAAAACCATGGACGGCACCACCGTCGTGATGACACAGCAACTGGCGCAGCAGATCTTCGCTGCGGCTGCCGCGTCTGACATCGCCATCTTCGCTGCTGCTGAAACGCACCGCATCGCGCTTGAAGCCTGTGCCGACCCGTCCAGCTACGACATCTCTGCTGGCTGGCCAAAGGCGTTCGGAGAGTGAGCATGAGATATCAAACTGCTCGTTCGGTCATCAATCACGGCGACGTGTTGGCCATTCGCGGTCATGGTGTTCTGCCCTTCATCACTCGCGCTGTACAGCGTCTTGGCGGACTCGGCGACGCATCCGCTGTCACACACATGGGCGTTGCCTGGTGGTGTGCAGGGCGCCTGTTCTGTGTCGAGATGGATGGTCGGCACAACGTGCTGCGCCCGCTGTCTCAGCACGTGGCCTTGGGCTGCCAGGTCGATGTCTACCGCTGTCCAGCGCCTCATGTGTTGGAAGACGATTTCGACAGCATGACAGAGGCGCCGATTGCCTACAGCCTCACGGACCTGGTTCGCATTGGCCTGCGGCTGCTGTTCGGCATTCGCCCGCCCGCTGATCGTGGTGGGCTGGTGTGCAGCACCTTCACGGTTCGCTGGCTCCAGGCAGTTGGCTGGAAGCCGCCCAGCAGCTTGCCGCCCATGCCTTCACCAGCCGAGGTGTGCTTGGCCCTGGGCAAGCCTGCGTTTTTCATCAAAGGAGCATGACCATGATCTGTGTCCACCGAGCTGCTCGACGCACCATTCCCACCAGCCGCAAGCGAGGCCTGTTGTGGGCGCTGTTTGGCAATGAAGACGACGGGTTCTATGGCGATGCGAACTGGAACCCGCAGGGCAAGACGGATCGGAAAACCGCGATCAAGTGGTGGTTCCGCAACCCGGCGCACAACCTGACCTTCTATGTGCTGGGCGTGGCCGACAAGGAACGCCTGGTGTGTGGCCCTCACGGTGATGACCACCAGTTGGAGGGTGGCGGCTTCGTGTGGAGCTTCACCATGGTGATGGGCAGCAAGATCAAGCTGCCGTACATCAACTACACGAAGGGGCGCATCAAGGCCTATGCAGGCTGGCGTCCCAGTGGTGCCTTTGGCTTCAAGCTCAACGTCAAGCTGAAGGCGCAATAAGAACAGGGCGAGTCCTAAGGTGTTGGAGCACCGTCGGACCCGCCTCCCCCGCAAACGCGCTGCGGACTTGGCCCAGGGCCCTGCCACCTGTACAGGCGGGGCGGATTGTAGGGGTGTTGTCTGTGGAAACGATTCGTTGCGGTTGCTGTGACCGGAAATTGGCTGTTGGCCAGTACGTGAGATTGCAAATCAAGTGTGGCCGATGCCACACGCTCAATGACTTGAGGGCCCCGAGCCCCCCACCAGAACGCCGCCGAGCGTCGGAACTTGGAGATTCACATGAATCAAGAGACGACGCACAAGAAAAGCCCTCTGGCGTGGCTTGGCGGCAAAAGCAAGCTGGCCGACCGGATCATTGATCGGTTCCCTGACCACGACTGCTACTGCGAGGTTTTCGCAGGCGCAGCGTGGGTGCTCTTTAAAAAACCGGAGTCGAAGGTCGAAATCATCAACGACATCAACAGCGAGCTGGTCAACCTGTATCGCTGTGTCAAGCACCACCTGGCTGAGCTGTGCGCCCAGTTCAGGTGGATGCTGGTGGCCAGGGATGAGTTCGACCGCTTCCTCCAGACCCCGGCTGACACGCTGACTGACATCCAGCGTGCGGCCAGGTTCTATTACTTGGCCAAGACATCGTTTGGGGCCAAGGTACGCAGCCCAAGCTTCGGGATCGCGGCCAGCGGCCCCTCCAGGCTCAACCTGCTTCGGGTGGAGGAAGACCTCAGCGAAGCCCATTTGCGACTCTCCAGGGTGTTCATCGAGAACAAGCCCTACAGCCAGGTCATTGATCGCTATGACCGCCCTGGCACGCTGTTCTATGTGGACCCGCCTTACTGGGGCTGCGAGTCGGACTACGGGGTGGGCATCTTCAGCCGGGATGATTTCCAGCGCTTGGCTGGCCAGCTCGACGGCATCAAGGGGAAGTTCGTCCTGAGCCTGAATGACCGCCCGGAGGTGCGTGAGGTGTTCGCCAACTTCAACATTGAGGCGATCAAGACTCGCTACAGCATCAATGCGACCAAGGGGCAACAGGTTGGTGAGGTGCTGATCACCAACTTCAAACCTTGATCAATTGCCCGTCGACCGGACTTCGAACGCCGGTTGACGGGCTTTTTTCACGAAAATGGGTGGATCAAACTAAACGCGCCGCTGGATCAAAATATCTGGCGCGCTACTGTGCATCGCTGTGCGCCTTGTCCATCGTCTTGGGTGCAGGCGCTTGGATGTGG